GCAGCTTTTCGCGGCCGGTTTGTTCCGCGTGACGACGATCCAGATAAGAGAGCGTTTGCTCGACCAGGCCGGACGAAGCGAAGCGCAAGACAATGGACAAGAGCCAGCTCATGCGTCACCTCCGATCGGCGTCCGCGTGATCCGGCGCAGGAAGATGTTCAGTCCGCCGACGATCAGCATCGCCCACAGCGCGTCGCGCGGCTCCAGGTAGAGCGACCAGTCGAACCCGTCGAGCCAGCGAAGCAACTCCGCCAGAATGGGCAGAAGCGCGACAAGCGCGTTGATGATCAGCGTCCGCCACCCCCTCATGCCTTGGCCCTCCGCGAGAACAGGCCGGACAGGCTGTGGCGGATCTCGTCACGGTAGCGCCAGGCGACGACGGCCCCGCCGAGGACGGCAAGCCCGAGCCCGGCGCCGGCAACCCAAAGCACCCATTCCGGAGCATTGCCCTGGGCAGCGGCAACGCCTGCGCCCGAGACCAGTGCCCCGACGCCGGTCGTCGTGCCGGCATCGCCGGCTGCAGCCGCACGCTCCAGGGCGGCCGCTGTTGCAGGCCCCAGCACACCATCGACCTTGAGATGCGGGTGACCCTTCTGGAAGCTGCGCACGGCCGCCGTGGTCTTGGGGCCGGCCAGCCCATCGAGCGCGCCGGTGTAGTGACCGAGGCGCGCGAGGATCGCCTGATACCGCCGCAACTCCTCCGAAGCACTGGACGCCTTGGCGACGGTCTCACGCGGTTCAACGCGGATTGCGCCGGCTCCGGCCGCCGAATAGACGCCCCGCTGGATCAACAGCGCCTCCGCCTGCCGACGCTTCACCAAACCCGGCAGACGGCGCCCGCCCGCCGTGGTGCCCGTGGTGCGCAGGAGAGCCGCTGACCTGGTGGCGTCTCCAGCGGCGAGCGCCTTTGCCCACTTCCAAGTCGCAGCCTTGGGGCCGAGATTGAAGCAGACCGACGCCGCGCCATCATAGTGGTGCTGGTACTTCGGCTTGATGTGCTGCACCACGGCCGCGCCGTACTCGTCGTCAACGACGAAACGGAGGATGCGCCTGCACTCTTCCAGAGTGATCGTGTCCCCCGGCTGAAGTTCCCGGCCTCGCGTCTTGATCCAGTATGCGCGGAAAGTCGCGGAGCGATTGGTGAAGCCGGTACCGATAGTCAGCACGTGCACGGGGTCACGATAGGTCCGGCTGACGAACCCCTCGTGCGACACGATTTCGTGTGCCCCCTGCGGGCTCAACTTGGTGATGATCTGCATGGGATCGCCCCGGCCTCGAGTAAGAGAGTGCCGACACGTTGGCGGATCGCTGCTTGTGGGGTGAGACTGACAGTGTCAGGGCGAGCGGAGTGGCCGGGTCTAAAAAAGGTCGCCCTGACGGGGATCCTTCGCCTTGATACGGGCACGAGCGCGAAAAGCCGTGCGTTCGTGAAGCCCGCTCGCGGCGGCAGCTTGGCGCGCGCTCGCCCCGTTTTCAAGTGCCTTTACCAGGGCGCGGCGCGCGCTCGCCTCGCGTGCAATCGGGATCAGGAAGCGCCCGCCCGTGTTCCGGACGCGATACAGCTCGCAAATGGCTGCGGCCGCCTCCGGCCCAACGGTGATCGTCAGCCAGTGATCGTCGCTTGCTTGGCTCGGGATATAGACTGTTTGCCCGCCTTTTTCGGCCGCCAGTTTCAGGGCTGCGTCAATGCCCGCGACCTCAGCAATCTCGGCCAAAAGATCGGGTAGATAGGTGTGGTCGCCACTGCTCATGACGCGCCACCGAGCTTGCGCCGGTTCTTCTTGTTCCGGCCACGCGGCATTTGCCGGCCGTTGATCGCCGTGACCACGACGCCACCGCGAATGACGTATGAAACGCCGCCGACCCGCACAGTCGTTGCACCGAGGGCCGCGGCCGCAGAAACCTCGCCAGCGATATGATGGCGCACCGCATCCACGTCGAGACCGTAGATCCGCTCGATGTAGCGCAGCACTGCATGATCGGAGACGCGGGGCGCCATGGTCTAGGCTCCAAGGCTTGCGCGCAGCCGCACGCCGAGTGAGTTCATAAACAGCACCCACTCGTCATCGGTCAGCTCGGCGGTGGTCTTGCCGCCGCTCATGCTTGCGATCCATCCGGCGAGGTCTGTCGCCGGTGCGCGGCCGAGCGCAGTGAGACGGCGCCACTGCGCCTGGAGCACCTGGTGGCGCGGATTGTTGTAAATTCGGTGCCGGTCGCGGTTGATGCAAAAGAGATCATCGTCGCCGGCTTCCCTGCGGATCCAGTCTTTGAGTGCCTCGATGACCTTCGCCGCGTCGTCGGCGTGGCGAAGGAACCGGCCATGATCGAGCCCGGTCTGCCGCTTGACGAAAGCGATCAGCGCCGCGTCGGACGGGTTGTCGACAATGGCGAGATTATGCGCCGCGATCCATAACGCCTGGAGCTTGCCGGCATAGGGCCCCGACAAGCGATCCCTGCGCGGCGGCTTCGAAGCCCGTTTGAAGCCCCTTTGTTCGAAGGCCAGAACGACCTTGCGCCGCTCGGTTTCGTTCAGGTCGGCAGCCGAGCGTTTGCCGGTCTCACGCAGCAGGAAATCGCGATAAGTCTCGTCGTCGAGGCCGAGCTGCTTTTTGGCGATGTGGATTGTAGCAAGGGTGCTCACGGGAGCTGTCTCCATGCGAACGATTGGGGTGCCGCGCCGGGCAGAAGCGCGTCGGCCAGCGACTGGACGCGTGGGTTGGCGAGGATGACCTCCGCGTCGGCCGTCTCGACCGGCTGACCGGAGGGCTCCAGCCACCATGTGCCGCCCGATTGGCGGTGGAGCGTCGCGCCTGACCGGAGCGCGGCAAGGAGTGCATGGTACGTCATGCCTGCTCCCTCCCGTCGGTAAGGGCGGCAGCAGCGTCGCTTTCCGTCATTCCATGATTGAGCGGGACACGCCCGCCGGCGGCGAAGCCTTCGACTGCCGCCTCGGCGTTCCGGATCGTCCGGTCACGCAATTTGCGTTTCGACGCATCCGGGTATCGCGTGTCGAGAGCCTCGACAGCCCTCGCGCGTGCCGCGTCGCTCCTTATCGGCGAAAACAGTTCGAGCAGCCTTCGGCGGAGGCGAAGAACCATCCCCAAGACGAAGTCATCAGTTGCCCGGCGCCGGGTCTTGAGCGTGCGTCGCCGCCGGTAGTAGTCGCCCGCCTTGAAGATCTCCAGCTCCCGCTTGATGGCCCGCTCGCAGACCTCCCTCAGATAGACCGCGATCTCCGGCCCCGGCTCGCGCCCCACGAAAGTGACCGACACACTGCCGTCGTCGATCACCACAATGCTGGCCGTATTGGTGCAAAAGGCGATGATCGGCCAGAGGTCGGCGGCGACAGACCGGCCCTTGCTCTTGCTTGGTGACGAAGCCTCGCCGATTTCGAGGTCGCTCTCTGTCAGACCTGCATCGCGCATGATCTCTGCGGCCTTTGCCGCAGCGGACATCGCTTCCGCCTCGGTGCAGCCGTTGGCCGTCGTCATCGCCCGCAATGCCCGCAGGCGGCGAAGAAGGGTCTCGCTGGTCATGCCCCATCACTCCCGAAGTAGGGCAGCGCCAGCGGCTTGGCCGGCTTCTGCTTGGCCTTGTTGCTCCGCGCCGCTTCCGCCTCGCGCTGTGCTTCGCCGATGTTCTCCAGCAGGTACCCGAGCGACCCTGGTTGCGAGACCTCGATTTCCAGTCGGACGATTGCTTTCGGCCCTGTTGCCGCCGCGCTGTATTTCTTGATCCTCATGTGGCGTGCATCGATCCATATCGAGCTCATGTCAGCCCCCACTTGCCATCGAGGAGATCGTCCAGCCACTGCGGTTCTGGATGCTCGGCCGGCCTGCGGATTTCCGCCTCGATCTCGCGGATCAACAGCACGCGGTCGGCGATAGCGGGGATTGTCTCCGGACTGGCGGTGCCAGGCACCGGGACATGATCCATGCCGTCCCAGGCGAGTTCGCACGTGGTTTCGACCATCGACACGAGCTCACCGCGCAGGTCGGAAAGTGCGCGCTCCAAAAGACCGGTAAGGCGGCAGAGCTTGCGCTCATCGGCGGACTTTCCGGCCGGCCGATAGGGGGACGGATATGTCTGGTAGTCACTCATGACTGTCCCCTCGCGTCGTCTTCGGCCCGCGCGATCTTCCTGCGGGCCGCGCGGAGCCAACTTTCTTTTGCAGCCTCCAGTCCCATCGTGGCGGTGCCGGTGATGCCGGCGAGCCGCATTGCGTAGGCGCCGGCTCTGTAATCGAACCGCGCTCCATGGACCGTGCCGAGCGTCGCGGGGCAAAAGCGCTCCACGATGGGCAGCCACGCACGGAGGGCCCCGATCTTGTTGGGCATCATCGCCATCACGACGCCCTCGCAAGGTCGATGGTGACAGCCTGCCAGCGGTCGGAGAGGTCGGCGCGGCGGTGGAAGCGGATGTATTCCTTCGAGCCGGTCACCCGCATGGCCTCGCGGATGGCGCGCATCGCCTCCTGCCAGCGCGGGTCTTCGATATCGAGCCTGAGCAGCATGAAGATCTCAGAGCGGTTGACCTGCCCCTCCTTGTCCGTGTTGAAGGCGCGGGTGATGACGGCCCGGATTTCCGGCCGACTGTCGGCAGACCATTCCGTCAGGCATTCGTCCAGCAGGCGTTTGGCGACCTGAAGCTGGGGGCCGAAGTCGATGAAATCAGCCACCTTGACCTCGACTTTCAGCAACCCGTCAAAGGACTGATACGTGCGGTTTCCCTTCGGACCACCCTTCTTCACGTTGTATTCCTGAGCGAGCAACGCATCGAACTCGCCGAGATCGGTCATTGTGTGACCACGAAACCGCGTGATCTGGTCGGACAGCTCGCCTGCAAAGCGCATGACCTTGCGGACGACTTCGTCTTCGAGCTTGTCGGTCGGCTTGATCGTTTCGAGGGGCACGAGCGCCCCTTTGGCGTCGGTCAGGTAGGGCTTGCCGTTGACGTCGATGACGCCGTCGTCTTGGGCCTGGATCTGGTCGGTCATTGTGTGCCTCCTTGGCGTTGGCGTTGGTCGAGGGCGGAGCGGCCCGGTGCCGGGTCGCCCATGAGGGTCGCAGTGGTGGAGCGGCTACGAACCGGCCGCGCCGTTGGTGCAAGCGGGGACATGACGAACCGGCGCGCGCGAAACGGCGCTATCAACTCGTCGTGGGTGGGCTTGGCGTCTTCGGCCTCCGCGCAGTCGAGGATCTGCTCGACCCAGCAACCGGCCGACATCAATGCGCGCGCATGGCGCAGCGTGCGGATCACGTCGTCGCGGTCGCGGGCGAGTGTGCCGGCGATCGCGTCCGCGTCGTCGCCAAGAGCTCGGAGGCCGATCGCCGCCGCCAGTTCCAGGTAGGTCCAACCGGCTGCCATTACGTGGATCCTCCCTTGACGCGGGAGTGCGGGCAGCCGGCGCGGCAGGCGCGAAACATGCGGACCCGGTGGGCCGATGTCGGCGCGTAGGGCTTGCGCTGCCAGTCGAGGCACTGGTCGCGGCTGAGATCGCCAACAACCGGGCAATCCACCGAAAGCCCCATCAGCGCGCCGCGCACCCGCTCTTCGACCTTTGCCAGGTCTCCGGGATAGCGCGCATTGATCACCTGACTGACAACGGCCGGCGAGTAGCCGATCCGCTTGCCGGCGCCCGAAAGGCCATCGCGATCAGCGAGCGCTGCAAGCTCGGCAATCCAGTCCGGCAGCGATCCCGACCAGGCTGTGTTCGCCTTGTCGATCATCGGGACAGGCGCGCTCATGATGACACCTCCTCGGCGATCGGCTCTCCGTGCAGGTCGTTGGTGTTGGGGTCGTAGATCGCATGCGTTCGGAGGATCTTCGGCGGCCGTGGCCCGGTGTTCATGGAGGGCTTCAGGCGCCACTTGGTCAGATGGCGCGGCCGTCCGGGTTCCAGGCAATGCAGGTAGCCGGCGTCGGCGAGGTGTTTCAGGTAGCTTTTCGCTGTGACGACGGAAATGCGGGTCTCGTCGGTTGACGCAAAGTCTGCCAGTTCAGAGGCAGTGAAGCCGTCGCGCAGAAGATAGCGCATCGTGTTCCAGAGGAGCTGATTGATCGGTGTCGGCGCTGCAGAGCCGTCGCGGCGCAGACGCGGTGCCTCGCCTCGACGCTCGACCAGGCGGTAACGCTTCCGCCGGTATCGGCGATCTCCTTCGGTCTGCCCATCTTCCTCGACAATTCCGGCTGCACGGAGTTTGCGGATATAGTCACTCACGGTGTTGTCGCCTGGGTCGCAACTCCTCTGGTCGATGTCGTGGCGCGTAAACGTGCTCCCGTTGCGTGTGAGTTCCAGAATGACGGACCAGACATGCTCGTACCCCCGCAGGATCGGGCGACCGTTGATCGTCTTGAGCTTCAGGACCGCCGCCATCAACCGCGCCCTCCGGCACGGCGACGGATCGGCGTTTCGCCCGTGAAAATCCGCCCCTGATACGATCCGCGGTCGACAGTCGTCAGGCCATGATTGCGCGCAAACTGGCCGACCTCGTGCAGTGTGGTTGCGATGCGCCGCGCCTTGCCGGCTGTCTGCTTCCGGATGTCCTCAAGAAGATCCGGCGCAATCTCCACATCGCGGCACAGAAACCGCGCAAGGACGGCCGTGTCCTCGTCGTCACAAGGTTGCGCCAGCTGGAAGTCTAGAACGCGGTTGTGCACCCGCTCGTGCTGCTCGAGTTTTTTCGGCAGAAGTTCCTCGCCGATCAGGACCACCGGGACCTGCGTCGTCTCGTGGATGTCCCGGACGAACTCGATCATTCGGCCATCCACGAGCTTGTCGGCCTCGTCGATGATCAGGGGGCGGTCGGGAGCGTCGCCGAGGCGATGAATGATATCGCCCATCATCGAAGCGATCGTGCCACGCGGACGATGCTGCCCCAGCTCTGCAAGCAGCGCCTCGCAGAACGTTTTCTTCGCCCAATAATGCCGGACCTCAATGTAGATGGCAGAGGTCTTGTTCATGGCGTACTGCGCCGCCACTGACTTCCCGTAGCCACTGTCGCCCGAAAAGACGCCGATGCCTGGCAGGCCCACCGCGCGGGTGCGCAGCGCCTCGATCATCATCATCAGGGTCGCCACGTTCTTCAGCGGCGCAATGGATCCTGCCTGAGAGGCCTTGACCGTGTTCGAATTTACCGTCATCTATCTGATCCTTGTTACTTCTGAAGGGCTCCGGTTCGCCGGGGCTCTTTTTTTGTGGGCGGCGCTCAGCCGCCGAAATCCTCACGCATCGACTTGAGAGCCCGATATTCAGGCCCGGCCTGATAGCCGCCGAGCCAGATGGCCTCTGCCGTGTCGACGGTTTCCCCGACCGCAATCCGCTGTTCCAGGGCGACCGCGCGCTTGAAGCGGAGCTGAGGCGTTTCTTGCCGCCTGATCGGTGTCACGGCGGGCGCGGCGGGTGTCGGAGCTGCCAGTTCCTCACGCATTTCCGCCAGCAGTTCGGCGGCTCTGGCCGGTGTCTGCGGCGTCTCGCTCGGCCGGGTGGCGTCGAGCGCTGCCGCTATCTGCGGGGTTTCGTGTTGCTCTTCGCGCTTCGGCAGCGGGACGACGTTCGGCAGATCGCGGCGCGCCACCTCAAGCACCCGCTCGATCAACGGCCGGCCCTTGGTGATCTCGCGGATCTTCCGCCGTGCATCGTGGGTGGCTGCATTGAGGGTCTCGGTTTGCGCTTCGCGCTTGGCCGCAAGGATCGTGTCGGGATGGATGCCGGCAAGTTCCGGACAAATGGCCTCGTCGAGGTAGGAGCCGTCGCCGGCGTCGAAGGCAATCACCCGGCCGGCATCGTTGGGGTCCATGCGCACGAGGACCTGAGTGCCCGGCAGCGCATTCTTGACGACGTAGTACATGTCGCCGATGCGGATCCCGCGCTTGGTGACCGTGCGCAGACCGTCCTTTCCGGCCACCGGCATCAGCAGGATGTCGAGTGCGCGTGCATCGACCGTGCAGATCGACGTGGCGGATGCTGCCGCAGCTTCCGCAGGACTCTGACCTTTCAGACCCGCATGCGGCCGGTGCTGGTAGCGCAGCTCCGCCCAATCATCGACATAGGTCTGGAGCTGCGCACCCGTCATGGACACGCCGAAGAGTTCGGCTGTGTCCGCGCCAAGACGATCGGCAAAACTCTTGCGGTCCTCGATCGCCTTCCGGTCGGCGACGTTGTGGCCGACGAAGCCCGGTAGCGTGGTTGAACAATCGCGCTGGAAGGTCTTGATGACGCGCTCAACGTGTCCCTTTTGTTGCGGGCTGTAGGCGTCGGAAACGTCCATCTCGATATCGAGAGCGTCGAACAGGCGCTTGGTCTGGGTTGCGACGAAGTCTGATCCGTTGTCCGTCTTGATCGTGTCCGGCACACCCCAGGCAAGGATCGCCCGCCGCAGCAGCATGGCGACGGCTGCGGCGCGCGGGGTCCTGGAGACGTAGAGCAGGGTGCGCCGCGTCGCGATGTCGATGCAGGCATAGATCGCGTGGCGCCCGTCGGTGCAAAGCGCATCGACCGGCGAAGCGTCGATCTGCCAAAGCGCGTTCGGCTCGCGGATGTGCCGCAGCGCGCCAACACCTGCCGGCGCCATCGTCGAGCGGTATTTGTCCGGGTTCGACAGCTTGGTGAGCGCGACCTTTTCGGTCTCTTTAAGCCGCTTCAAAAAGTGCTGGAATGTGCGAACCGGAGGCATGTCGACGGATGCCATGCGGCCCTGACGTGCGATCTGGAGCGTGTCGCCGAATTCGTCGCGGCAAATCGTCCGGATGAGGTCGGCGGAAAGGTGCGGTTGATGCGCGACCAGCGCGAACACGAAGGTCCGCACATCGCCGTTGTTGGCGGTGTCGAGCACGCCCTTGCCCTTGCGTGCGGCCGACCGATCGACCGCCAGACGATCACCCTGGCCGGATCGCTTGGCTGACCGCCAGCGCTGCAACGAGCGCTTTGACAGATGCGGCACCGCGTCCTTGATCCAGTCCTCGACTTCGATCGCGCCCGCATTGTAGCGATCGGCGAAGATCTGGAGCCGGGACGACAGGCCGAGCGTCAGGCCAGCCGAGAAGCATTCGAACGCCCGGACGATAGCGAGCCGCGCATCCCGATTGACGCGGGCGCTGTCACCACCCGTGAACGTGATCTGCACATCGCCATTGTCCGCCCGCGTCACCTGCCGGCGAACGGCCAATGCCTGCCGCGAGAATTCGAGCTGTGCCTCCGTTGGAAACAGGCGGAAGTGATACTCGCGGCCGCCACCACCTTCAGTTCGCGCACGGGAGAGGAAC